AACAACGCTTACCGCGTCATCTGGCCGGAGCGTAACTACAAGGCGCAGCCGGAGAAGGTCGTGCCTGCGAAGGAAGCCTATACCAAACGCGCATCCACGCTAACGGTGCGTGCGCTTGATTAGGTAGCTAAGTGCTGTCTCCCAGCTATCGTTCTCATAGCCGGGGGACAGCATGGTGCTTGCCGAGACGCGCTTGGTTAGTTGCCCGCTAAGTTCGCCCACCGCAATGAACACGGCTTTCCTTACGTCAAGCGCGACGAGAGCAACCACATCACAGTCGTTAAGCGTCAGCGTTTGCTTCTGCCCGCCCTTGCAGACCTGCCATTGGTAGCCCTGCCCAGCGCGCTGCACGATGCGTGTCGTCTTGACCTGCACGCGCATGATGTCGCGACCGCGTGTCGCGATAATGTCGTAGCCTTCTGTGTCCACGAGCGAGGCGCTCCACCCATAGGCACAGATGATGGAGCAGGCCAGATACTCACCAGCCGCGCCGATTGATTTTGCGCTAGGCAAGTGCCTCTAGCCGTGCAGCGTGTCGCTCTGTGCGTTGCGGCGTCTGACGATATAACTTGCTGTCGCGAAGCTGCGCTGCTGCCTCTTTCCAGTCGCGCGCCTCAATCGCCGCGTGATGCTTCTCAAATTTCTGATAGCGAGGCAGGCCAAGCTGGAACGCAAGCGAGATGATTGTGATCTGCGCGTCCCCCGGCATGTTGTCGAGGTCAGGGTGCAGCCACATCGCATCGCTGATGGCGTACTTCACGTCTTGCTCGAACAGTTCTGTAACGCGCTCTGCGCTGACCGGCGCACCTACAGGCCAGCCGTATTCTTCATCCTGCTCCACGATGAGGTGCCCGATTCCACAGGTAGGTTTACGCAAATGATCGAGGTAAACCGCATGGACGCAGCCCTCGTCCTGCTCAAGCAGATCGCGCAGGCGCTGCATCATTTGCCTTGCCCCCGGTACTTCTTCCACGACCGACGCTTGTGTTTGTTCTTCGGCTTGCTGTGCGCCGACGCACCAATGCTGGTGCGCTTTTTGATTTTGACCTCAGAGTAGGTGCTGAGTCCGATTGCGTTGCGTGACATTACTTCTTCACCGCCTTGACGACGCCAGCGACAAGTGCGGGCGCAGTGTTTTTGAGGGCGCTGATGCCCCACACGCCGCCGACCATCGCTCCGTACATTTGAATGTACCACTCAGGCATAGCGTTGAGAGCCAGCGTGAAGTACGCCTCAACCGCAAGCGGATCGAACAGCGCCCACACGAACGGCGCGGAAAACATTGAGAAAGAGATGCGGCGCAGCCACTTATCCTTGTCGGTGAGGTTCGCCATTTCCCAGTCGTGGTTGTTCGACTGCTTGTCGCGCAGCAATCGAGCGCGGTTCTCCTTTTCAGCCTTCTTAATTTCCTGCTCAGACATGACGTAATCTTTGACGCCATTCACAACAGGACCAAGCAGCGTCCCGATAATGCCGATCATTTGCCAGCCTCCAGCAATTTAATCCGCACCTGTAGATCATGGATTATGTGCATGAAGTCCTCACGCATTTGTTGCCGCGCGATTGAGTTAGCCGGTGACGCCACGATCTCGCCTTGCGGCGTGACCAACAGCATCAGGTAGCCTTCCGTCTTTTGCAGTCTGCTTTCGAGTTCGTTTAAGCTGGTGATGAGATAGCCAACAGCGGCGAACAGAATAGGTGCCAGCGCCGTCAGGACAGACTGGACATTGAAGTTCATCGCCCGGTCCAGCGTTTAACCGTGTCGGTCTCCCAGATGCGCAGCGCCAGCCAAATGATCGACAGCAGCGCCGCGACATCAGGCAGGATAGCGAGCCACGATCCCAGCCCGCCAGCAACAGCAGCAACGTCGACCCCGGTTTTCATCTCGTTCGTCATCACGCGGCTCCGTCTCGCTTGATCTTTCCGACCATGCTGGGCGCGGTGCACCATTGCCCGCCACGTTCAAAGAACACGGTCCATGTATCGCGCCCCAGATAGAAGCGCATTGCGGTGCCGCCGCTGGTTTCGCCACGCCACGCAAGTTCCTCGCCCGCATTGCGCGCTGCCTCGTCCGCCGCTGCCGTATCCGGCACGCACGCAATCTGCTGCTGCTGCTGTGCAGCGAGCGGCGTTGCAAACAGGCACGCGGCAATGACGAGCGCGCCGCGCATTACAACCGCACCCCGTACAGCTTCGCGTAGCCGCTGGCGATGTTGCCGCTGGACATCAGCAGGCGAAGCCCGTTGACCGCAGTCGCGGCACGATACATGCCGCTGCCCATGAGGCGTCTCGTGTTGCCGTCCGCGCCACCATACACCGCATCGTAGTGGAACTGCTGCGCGCGCGCGGCGTCGTCCGGGGACGTGAAGCGGATCAGGCTATTGTATGCAGCGTCGGTCGCAGCGTTACCAAGCCCTTGCGAGCCGCTTCCGCTGGGGCGGATGAAGGCGTTGCCGTTACCGTACTCATTACCGCTTGATGCTGTGGCGACGCCCGCTCCAACGCGAACATGGGCCCAGTCGTAGTCAGACGCACCCGACTCGTAGGTGCTGCCGCCATCAGTGGACACGCGCAGGTAGAGCGACACCGCATCCGTCGCAGGGACGAGATCAACGATCTCTAGTTCGTAGCGGTCGTAGGTGCTGTCAATGCCGGTGATGAAATCAAGCGACGCCGACGCGCTGGCCGTCTGCGTGTCCAACAGGACGCGCATTGAAAGCGCAGCCGCAAGGTCGCCCAGCGCAATCGTGCCGTCAAGAATTGCGGCGCTGGTGACGACGCCGGTCCCAAGTTTCGCCGCCGCGTCGATTGCGCCGTCCGCAATCTTCGCAGCCGTCACCGCGTCGTCTGAGATTTTCGCGGTCGTTACAGCGTCGTCAGCAATCGCTGCGGTCGCAACCGCATCATCAGCAAGAACGCTACTCGTGACCTTTGTCGTCGCCATCGTTCTTACTCCTCTGCTGTCTCTACCTGCGGCATGTCCACAGCCGCGTTGAGTGCATGCACGACTTCCATCAGAGCCGGTGCCTCGCTGCCCTTGATGTCGATGCGGGCAAGGAAGGCGAGGGCGTTATCAACGATGCGCTTGTCCATCAGGCTGCTACATCTTCTTCAGCGGCCCAAGGCAGCGGCACGTCTTCCGGCGCAACAGCAGCGCTCTCAAGCTGCTGCGCAAGGTCGGCGTCCGTGCGGTCAAGCGAGGTTTGCTTTGTGCCTTGCTCAAGGATGTTTCCATCCTCGTCTTTGGTTTGGCCGACCCACACAACGCCGTTGTCCGCTTCGGATGCTTCCACCCAACCAATCACATCTGCCTCGGTCACATCAGCAAGCGGGATGAATGGGCTACTAAGGTCAGCAGGCGTCCATGTGATAACGCGAGCGTCCTGCACTGTGTTAGTGCCATCCGTTGCGATACGAGACGCGCTGATCTGCACAATCACACCGTCAGAACCATCAACGGGTTCGGGGTGCGTTGCGATGGAATTGATCTTCCATGAATAGGTTGTGGGCATTTTGTCTACTCCTTTAAGATGCTATGGCGCGGTCAGTAACCCGACGCCAGTTTGTTCCGTCACTGAATACAGGGACTGCCCCGCCTGTTTCATCCGAGCAATACGCCATATCCCCCGCCGAACTCGCGGGTAGGCCAGCAACCGTGTAGGACCGCAACCGAACGGGGCCGAAAAATTGAGTGGTGCTGCTACCAACACGGATAGTCTCTGAGCCAGCAGCTATGACTGACAATTCGTTAGCACTACTCCAACCAATACCCGTATCGAGATCACCGCGATGAGGAACCAGCGTCGGATTTGTGGATGTCGCACCCTCTTGCATAAGGGCGGGGCCAGCGGCGTTGGCCATAGTCAGGTTGCCGCTGCTTTCGATGCGCATGGCCTCTACGCCACTCGTGACAAACTGCAAAAAGTTGGAAGCATTGGACCCAGAAAAACGATTGTTGGTCCCGCCCCATTGAAGGGTGTAACCATCGTCCAGACGAATATCTCCAGCCGAGACATCCAGTTTCTTTGCAGGTGCGCCGCCAAT